CGACGCTCATGCAAATGTGCGACTGCACAAGCCGGATGAACTCGCCGAACGCTCCGCCCGGGCGCTCGCTTTGAAACATTTCCATCTTCTCGCCAGGCGAAAGATAATTGATCGCGCCGGGGTCGATGTTCGAGAGCTTCTCAGTTTGCCCGTTATCATTCCGTGAGCTGGTCGCGAAGTAGTCGGATGCGTCTGCCGATCCGTTCTCGGTGGTGATAACGCCGGTCTGATATGATGCGTATTTGATTGCTTGGATCTCGGCTTTCAGCGCCTCTTGCAAGTCGCGTGCGGCGTTGAGCGCCGTAGCAAATGCGGAGCGCCCGCGATACTCGTCCAGCCTTGTGGCGTCGAATAGGTGGATGAACTCCGCTGCGTCGATATCGGTCGAATCAATGTATTGGTTGTTTATCGTGCGGACATATATCTGGTATTTCTCCGGCCTGCCATATTCGTCCAGCATGATTCCGCCAATGTATTTGTCCGAGTCGATCAAACGGTTGTATGGCGAGCCGATGCGGTCGGCTTCCACGCTCTGCAATCGGAGTTCTCCGGCTTCGCGGACGATAACAAATCCGCAATCGCCATCGCGCAGGATTGCCATGACAGCGAGCTGAAGCAGGGCGGTGAAATCGTGCCTCCTTAGGAAATCGCACTTGCTGCACCAGTCGGCCCAGTATCGCTCAACCTGCGCGTCGAGGTCTTTGTTTCCGGTGCGGGCTTGATAAGAGAGTCGGCCCGAGACGTAGGTTGCAAATTTCAGTAGTAACGAGCGCACCGGTGGGAAGTTGTCGGCAAGATCGCGAGCCGCGCGGATGAGCTTGTAGCGCTCGGCTGTGCCGCTTGTGTCCTCGCCTCCGGCGATGTTGCGCGAGATCCCGCGCTTGCTGGATTCGAGCGCCGCGTCGAACCGCCCAAAATTGCGCAGGCGGTCTTGCGCTATCATGCGGGCCATCGCGGCCTTCGGTGCGACAACTGCCAATGCGCGCGTAAAAAAGTCTTGTTTCATATTAGGGTCGCTGTGTCGAAAAGACCGTTACGGTACGCTTCACCCGAGAACCACTTGCGTATTCGATTGCAGATTGCAACTGCCCGACGATGTTCGATACCTCGGTCAGATTCGCACGAGTAAACGAGCGCCCCGCGATGCTGTAACTCGCCCCCGCAACGGCGATTGCCTCAAGACATGCGATATATTTTTCCTGCAAGCTTTGAAGCGTTGCAAGCGGAAGTCCGAAAAAAGTTGAATTTTGCGCCATCCTTGGGCGCTGGTGTCAAAGTTTGGACTCAATAAACTTCCCGCGCGACTGCGTGCCGCGCTGAAGATCCAGTTTTCTCCATGACTCGGCTGGCATGGATACAGATTTTGAAATGGCAGTCCGCCCCTTGGCGTTGGCGTTCTTCTTGCCTTGCGGGCGACCCGCGCCTTTGCGCGGGCCGCCGTGGGTAGTGGGCTTACTCATGAGGGAATTCCATGGAGTCGTAAACTGACTCAATCGCGTTATCGATTTCGGTTTCGCTGGCCTGTGGCAGTGCTTGGCAAACGAGAAGGGTAACGCTGTTTCCGTTTTCAGCCAGTCGGATGATTTGTTTGAGTTTGGATTTTGTGAGTTTCATTTTTTTGTGTTGGTAGTGGCGCAGGGGATCGAACCCGCGCCGGGTGGTTTTTTCATTCGCGTGTTTCTTCGCAGTCCCATACGGCAAGGTCGTGGACTTGGGAGGGGACGTCGCCGGCGAATGTGTCGTGGTCTTGGCCAAGGTCGGTGAACTGAGCTTCCCAGTTGTCGCCCCAGACGCGGAGGCCTGCGGAGTTGAGTTCGGCGTTGAACCCTGCGGAGATCAGGGCGGTGAGTGCGGATGTTTTGGTTTTCATTTTTTCGATTTTTCGGTTTTTGGGTTTAGATTCCAAGCTCGTCTGATCCTGGAATGATTGCGCCGACTTGAAAAGAGACGCCGAGTTTGCTTTCAGCCGCTGCGATGGCGGCGCGAACATCCGCAACAGAAACATAGCAAGAAAGCTTTCCGGTAGCCTCGCAGCGCGCAAACATGCCATTACCATCCTGCCATGCGTAGAGGTTTCCGTCAGCGTAGAAGTCTGCTCCGCGATCATTGATTTCAATCGAAACACCGGCTGGTGAGTTGGCTTCGTGGTCTGCGTTGAATTTTGTGATTTTCATTTTTTTGTTTTGGTTTTTTGTTTTCGTCGTCGCCGTGGTGGCTTCGATCTGGAATGACTATCTCACGAACTTGTTTTTTCGTCAACAATTATTTTTCAAAAAGTGAAAATAATTTTTACCGCCCGCAAACCCGCATGAACACTAGCTCTGCGGACGCAACCATTTTCGTGACGCCACGAAAATGGTCACTCCCCAATCGGCAAAACTCCCGCGAGCATAGCGGACGCGAGCGCGATGCACTCGCAGTCGAATAGATGGTTTGGTCTCCCGCCGATGCGCACCCAGCGAGATTCCACCTGCTTCGTCTTGGAGTTCACCATGTCCTTTTTCATTTCACTCACCATCTGCGATCGGTAGTCGGTGGACGCATCGCGCGGCGTTTCCCACTTCGGCATTGCGTCCGGCTGACGGATTGCGGAGAGCTTGTCTTTGATCTTTTCGTTCGAGTGGAAAAAGTAAAACGCGCGGAGGTTGTCAGATCCAGCGACTGCTGTTTCAATTTTTGAGACAAACTTTTTCACACGCCGCCCGTTGCCGTCGATATGCGAGAACCCATCTTGTCCCGATCCGTGCGAGGCGGTCCATCCGTTGCGCGCGCATCGCTCGTAAACCAAAGGCGTGTCGTAGCCAGCGTCAATCACTACGCTCCGCCCGGGCACGTTGTATTGCAATGCGAGCGATTCGATGGTCTCCCACGTCAGGCTTTTCCCCTCGGACAAAAGCATGGATGACCCATCCGCACGGAAGGCGCGGATGACATACCAGAAGTGATCGCGCTGTTTGTCCACGCATAAAAAGCGCCGGTGCTCGCCGTCGATCTTCTGCCCGTCGAGAAAATCAAGTTTGGAATAATCTCCGGCGGTGATCTCCGGCAGGTCTGAAACGATCTCCTCTTGCCAAGTCTGAGCCTTGCGCTTCTGGATGAATTGCTTCAGCGGTTCGAGGTTCCCGTTGCCCTTCGCTTCGCTGGCTTCCAAAAACTCTTTGACGATGGAAAACCACGGAATCCACCAGACGCCGTAGGCTGGCACTTCAAACGAGCGGTGTCCTCGGACGGGGTTCGGATTGAGTGAGCGGAATGTTGCAGTATTTGAAAGGTTGCGGCGAGTCGCGGCGGTGTCGGGAAATTGCGTTTTGCAATGCTCGCACTCCATCCGCACCGAATCCTGCACGGCATCCCAGAGCATTTCGCCCGCTGCGTTCTTCGGCTGCTCAAATTTGATCGCGTCGAACGTGTATCGCTGCCACGCTTGGCAATGCGGGCACGTCCAGCCCCAGACTTCGCGCGTGCCGCTGTCCCACTCATGCTCCATCTCATCCGTGCTGCCGCCGCCCTGAGAGCAGAGGAACGTCTTGCGGTTCCAGCGGTCGTGATGTCGGGCTTTCAGCTCCTTGATCATTCCATCCTTCCAGCGCCACACTTCATCGCCGATGCAATAGCGCATGGATTTTTCTTGCAAGTTCGTCATGTTCGCACCGCCTGCAAACAAGACCATGTGCGGAAAGAATATCGTCGTCTTGCGGAGCGCGTGCCGGTCTTCGGGGAATAATGCGCGGACGGGTTCGCACTCTCGAAAAATCGGGAGCAATCGCGACTCCGTCCAGTCCTTTACCATGTCGTCAGTCTGCCCCACGAAAAGCGTCGGCCCTGGCTTCTGCGCGACGATGAAGCAGGCGAGGGTTTCCATCATCGTTGTCTTCCCCGCGCCGGTACTTGCGCGGAGAAAGACCTGCGTGGCTTCGTCGTCCGTGACGGCAAGCAATACATCATTCATCCAAGGCGCGACCGTGCGGTCAAACCGGCTCGCCCTGTCGCTGTTTGGAAAGCGCACATGCGACTCAGCCCAGTCGAGAATCGTCCCGTCGTAGGCGAGTTTGATCCCCTCGGCTGTGCCTGCGCGTTTCGATCCGCTCATTTCATCCCGAAAATTGATTTCAGCGCCTCAACCTGATCATTTGGTTGATCCCGACAATATGGTCCATCCGACTCAATTTCTCCGTCAAAATAAGCCACGTCCCACGTCGTCTCAAACAACTTCCGAAGCCCGCGCGCGGTCATTGTGACGTTGCCATCGCCGTCGAATGACGGGTTGCGTTTGACATAGATTTTCCAGAGTTGTGAGCGTGTCATGGTTTTTCGAGTTCGTCTTTTATTTCGGAGAGGATTTGTTGCGTGCGCTCGTGCAGCTTCTTTCGCAAGGTCACTTCGTCGAGCCCTGCCAGCGCCCCGCTTGCGTCATTGACAAGTGCCGAGAGCTTGGCGGTGAATACGGCGCCGATCCGGATGCCGTCTTCGCGCACTTGTGCTTTCGGCTCGTAGTCGCCCTTCAAGATCGCGAGTTGCATTTCCAATTTCTCGCATTCGAGTAGCGCCTTCTTTGTTCGTGCTTCGTTGTAGTCTGCCGGTGTTCTTTCTTCGAGGAACTTTTTGCGCCAGGCGGTCGCTGATTCCACGCTGTCCATCGGCATGCCTTGCTTTACCATTTTGTGGATGTTCTGTTGCGTCATGCCCCATAGCTCCGCGAGTTCAGCCTGCGTAAAGGGTTTCTTTTTTGTGCCTTTTTCAGCCTGTTTTTTACAACTCGGCGTTTTTTGACTATTCATAGGAGACTTCCGAGAGTTTGGTTACCCTCAGCCTAGGGTTTGAAATAGGAGTCTCCTGCCCCTAGGCAAATCTTGCCTAGTGCCTGCGTAAAGCAATCGCTCATAGCGTGTTGTAAAGTTCGACAATTGGCTTGAGTGACAGCTTCACGTTTGCCCGCTCATCTTCACGCCATGCCGTAACGGGTCGCGTGGCGAAAAGCTCAGCCAATCCGCGCTGAAGCTTATTGGCATGTGTGAACCAACCGCTAGGAACGCCCGTGCTGCGCTCAGGATCGTCTGTGGCGCGATTTGACGAGCCAGGAGGGGGAAGCATGCCGACGAACTGCGCACCGACCTTGGCGACATCTTGCGGCCAAAGGTCAAGCTCGAGCTGGTCACGGTTGCGAGCGAGGAACACCGCTCTCTCTGCATCCTGGATCGGAATGCCTAAACTAAAAACCCATTGAGACTTTGTTCCTGGAAGACCGTTAACAGTATGAAACATCTCTCTACCCATGATGAGATGTTGCCCGCAGTCTGCCATTGCTAGAACTGCCTCGCGTGCGGACGCCTTTGCGTCGACTGCATGGCGGAGTGCTAGGGCGTATTGTTCTTTGGCCCGAATTTCGATGGCTTTAAACGCTTGTGATTTTTCGACGATTTCCATTTGTGATTTTGTATTTTTGTTTGGCCTCTTCGCTTTTGAGTGCCGGACTGGGAGGCAATCCAGTGTAGGCTAAAAAGTCGCATGCCACCTTGCTGATGGCTTGTTTTGTGCAGCCCAAGATGCGAGCTGTTTCAAGCATTGATCTTCCAGCTGTGAGAGGATGACCGAGAGCGTAACCGATTCCAAAAATCGTAGCGTTTGCGGTGAAGTCCTTTTTTTCGACAATGAACGTGATGAATTTATTCAGCACATGAATCATTCGCTCACTGGCCTGACGGTAGGTTATAGAATTTGAATCAACCGACTGATGTTTGCCTTGGCAAATATCGGAAAGATAATCCTCAACATCCGCATCGCAAAGCGAGGCAAAGTCGACTTCGTAGCTGGCTTCGTCGTATTCTGCTGGGTCTCGCGGTTCGTTCATATTTATGTTTTTTCGGAAGGTATGCGTGAAGATATTTTTTCGCGAAGGTTTTTTTTTATTTTTTTTGGCTGGTTGAAAAAAGTAGCCGCAAACATTACTGCCGCAAAATACCCCCCCCCCCTTATAGGGGGGGGGTTTTGCGGCAGAATTTTGCGGCACTTTTCCAGAACCGCAAAATAGGACTTTTGCGGCACTTCTGCGGTAGTTTTGCGGCACTTGTTTTTTGTCCGTATTTTTGTTGCAAATTGTTGAATTGTAGTTTCATCTGGTTTAATTTGATTTTTTCCAAACTCCGCAAAACTTTTGATGGCAGTTTTGCGGCACTTGTTCATGTCCATTTTTTTTGCCGCAAAATTGATTTTGGAGTTTTGCGGCACTTTTTTCACGCCTTCGACTTCCGTAAAACTCGCTCAATCGTGTCGCGGGATACGCGATATTTTGCCGCCATGGTCGAGTAAAACCCGCGCCCGTTCTGCGGCCAAGATGCGTGTTTTGCGATGATCTCCGCCTCGTCAACGCCTGAGAGCTTTGGTGCCCGTCCTGAGCGATTCCGTGGCTTCTCTTCCTCTTCTGGTTCCTCCGGCATCTGTGCCGGTTCCCAGTGTAATCCTTTGTCCGCATGCTTGAAAACAATCTCCGTTGTCGGGTGCCCATGATCGTCGACTACGCCAGCTCGGGTTCCGCGTTTGGCGAGGAGGAGTTTGAAAATCCCCTCGTGTTTTGTCGTCTGCAATACACAGATTGCCCGCGCCCAGTTTGTAAGTTCTGAGCTGCCCAGTCCTACGTAAGCGTAATCGTTCGCGTTCCAATGCGCACGGCTCTTGCTGTCGCTCTGCGGCTTGCCGGTATGGTGGGACCATACCCAAGCAAATCCGTGATCGAATGCGATCGGGTTGCAAAGACCGCGTAGGAAGTGCGAGGCGACTGACTGCTGAGAAATATCGTCGCCGATGTAACTCAGGAGCGGGTCTCCGTATACGAGGTCAAATGGCCCGTGCTTTGTTATGAGTTCGCGAATGACTTCGATGAACGCCTCGCCGGTCTGCGCCGTCACTCGCGCAACGACGATGTTTTTTTTGAGAGTTTCCATTGCCTCACGTTGAGGCATCCCGCTTTTTGTGACGACGTAGGTCATCACGCCCTGAACCACCTCTGCCATGTCGCCCATGTCGTTTTCCGCCTGCACGATTAAGCTCTTGAGCGGGTGCTTGGGCATCATTCCAAAAAACGGCATACCCAGCGCCCACGTCATCGCCTGCTGGAGTGTATATGACGACTTGCCAATGCCCGCTTGTCCGATTAAAACTAACTGCCCGCCACGGCATACCCATCGGTTGCCGATAAGCGTTGTGGCGTCATCCTCGGGGTTGTAGTCGTAAAGCTGCTTGAACGTGTGCATCTCAACGCCAGCCATTGCGGATCGTGACCTTGCGAGCGATTCCAATTCCTTTGTGGCGTCACCAATTTCGATGAGGCCATCTGCAAGGCTTTTCCCGACTTTTGCGGCTTTGCGGTAGTTTGCTGCCGCTTGGAGTTCGTTCAGATGCTCCGTGCATATTGTCGCGCCCAAATTGGGCATAAGGCCGAGATTGTTTTTAGCTAAAATAATCGCATCCCGCCAGCATTGCATCCCGTCTCTCTTCGCTGTTTCCTCGGCCAATTTTAGCCAATACGAATCGCATTCGATGGCATCAATGATTGTCCGAGCGTGTACGAGCTTACCGGAATGATGCAACCTGTGCGCGGCTGCGTACGCTAGGCCGTTTAAAGGCAATTGGAAGATTTCAGGATCGACAAGCGCGGATTTTGGTATGCCCGAGAACCCGGCAATACTGATATAGCCGACGATTTCGCTTTCTTTTTCGAGGATGTCTTTTAGGAATGACAACATTTCACTTCATCGCCTCCAGCCGGATGCGGTCATGCGGGAGTCCAATGCCCGAAGCGCGCCCGAGAGCCTCGCAAAGATGACGGTAAAATTCAGAATTTAGGAATTGCATTGCGCTTCGCTGGTTACTCTCGCGTCCGTTCTTATTGTCACGACTCAAATACTCTCGGTCGTTTTTCGCGTCTATAACGGCCTGCCGGATCATTCCGCAGAGCACGTTTCGCGTGAACATCATTTCGTTGTCTAGTTTTTCGTCGGTAGTCATTTTTTTTGTTTTTGTAGGTGGTGTTTTTGTATGTAGTTCTTGATTTTTTTGAGGTCGCACTCGGCCTTGTCGCGCTCTTCTAGCGCGTAGGTGTGTTGGTAGTGTGGCATCTTCTCGCCTCGCTCTAGGCGCAAGCCGATTGGGCAGCCGTTGGCGCATATTGCGAGCCTGAGGGCAATTTCAGGTGTCATTTCGGTGCTTTTACTTGCGGGTACTCGGCAGGCAACCCGACAAGTTCAAACATCCGCGCTGCCGCAATTTGAGAATTGTGGCGGCCTTTGGCTTTGTAAAAGTTCTTGATTGCCTTAAGTAACTCGTCGCGCTCACTTCTTGCGTTCTCAAAAAGCTCTTCCTGAACCTTGAAAAGACCGCGCCGAAATTCCAAATCCCCCCGCGCCTCGTTGCGCTCCCGCTCAGTTTTCACGGCTTTCTCGATAATCAAATTCCTCGTGGCTTTTTCGGCTGAGAGTAATGCGGCCAGCTCCTCGCGTTCGCGCAATGCTTCGACCCGTTCAACTTTTGCTTTAACCCATGCTTCTTGAGTTATTTTCAAATTTGCTATCGCCTCGCCTCGCTCGCGCAAAGCATCGTCACGTTGCGACCAAGCACTTGCGCGTTCTTTACAATGTTCAGATTGGCCAGTTGGGCCACCATAACTGCCGCAAGTCCAACGGACTTTGGCAATCATGCCCATTGGCATTGCCTTACAATACGGGCATTTTGCCGTCTCTGGTGTCTCACTCATTTCGCGCCCTCCTTGATTCGCTCCAGCCCATCCCGAAGCTCCGACACGGCTCCAAACTTATCGTTCTCAAAGTCAATTTCAGCCAAGGCGATAGCGCGGCCTGCAATATAGATCAGCTCGCCTCGCTCGCGCAAGATGCGCTCGTAATGATTTATTGTCATTGTTGCAATGTCTTCCGATTCTGAAATTATACTCATAAAAAATTGCGCGTATCACGTCGCGCCCCGGTCTCTGCGGTTAGGTTAAAACGGGATGTCGTCTTCGGCTTCTGCTTTAATCCATTTCTCGATTGTATTAAATCGCATGTCTGGATTTGTGCTTCCAGGCTCCTCGCCCAGTATAACCCATGCGGACATGCCGACGAAATCCTCGGCCTCGATGCTAACGTCTTCGCCTGGGACAACTGCCTGTCCGAGTGCTTGGCGCACTTGGTCAATTTTCCAAAAGGCTTTAGCTGTAAAAACTAAGTTGTCCCTAAGTTCCGGTCCATTTGTCCCGTCGGGGAGCTTGACGCGGCAGGTCAGTTTAATCATCGGGTTTCCGCCTGTGCCATCAGGTTTTACCTGTGATCTCGTCTCGACGCTCTTTGTGATTTCGACTTGGTATTTGCCCGGCTCAACGAAATAGGTCTCGCGGGGTTCTGTTTGTGTGTATGTTGGCATTTTTTTGTAGTTGGTTGATTGTTTGGTCCGCGTTTTTTGCGATGCGCGGCCCCGCTTTGCCCCTGCCGACCCAATGGGTCTGAGCGAGGAAATTTATTTGGTTTTGGTTTGTCGGAGGGTGGTGATCGGAGCGCCTGCTTTAATTGCCGACTCGTCAACCTCCACGCCGCCGGCTGCGCAAAATTCGCGGAATTTTGCTCCTGTCATCTTGCCGCCGAGGGCGAGGATGAGGGTTTCCTTCGAGACATTTTCGGACGCCTTGGCGATATCGTCGGCTTCGACGTATTCGCGGCCTGCGCTTGTCGAGACCTTCCAGCCAGGGATTTCGTCTCCGGCGTTTAGGCGTTCTTTTAGCGCATCCACAAGCGGTTCAGCGATCTCCTTTTCAAAAAATTTGAATCGCTTTGCGAAGTCCGCTAACTTCAGCGGGTCCGCAAGAATGCGGTCTTTGATGATGGTGAGCGTGTCCTTGTTTGTTGCGTGCACGTCTGCCAAAGCGGCCTTGCTTTGCAGGACAAGCGCGGAGCACTTGTCTTTGTTGGCGCACCAGTTGCAATACTCGCAAGGCGTCGGGCGAGCGAATGGCGACGTTGCCGCTGAAATCCACCGCTGCGTTGTGGCCTCCGCCTCTTCGCGGGTGAAGTCGTAGGATCGCACAAGCTGCTCATCGACATAGACAACGTGGCCCGTCCAAGATTCGGCGAAGTTGTCCTCCATGCAAGCCAACGCGTAAGCCGCGATTTGCTCGCGATAGTTCCGCACTTGGCCGGTCTTGATGTCCGCAACCCATCGCGCACGCTTGCAAATTGCATCTGCCGTGCCGAGTTTGGAAAGCCCTGGCACCGCCATGGCAAGATATTCCTCGCGTGTCTCGACGCGCTCGCCGCCGCTTAGTTGGCGCAATGTCTTAATCCCCCATCGTGCGGCGGCTTGATCTTCTGCTGGGAGTTGTTCGGTTGGATCGATGTCTCCATTCATCGCCATGCGGATCGCGTAGTCGATTGCCGTCCCGCGCTCGGCGGCCGCCGACGCATTATGTGCGCCGACGAATACGGCACATTCTGCGAGTTTTGGTGCCATGGAGGGTGTGAGTTCTTTACTCATTGCCCACCTCCGCTAATTTGACGAAACTTAACTTGTTGTCATCGATCGCCATTCCGCAGTGGTTGCGGCGAAAATAGAGTTCGATCTGGTCTGCAACTTTCTTGGCATCGTATTCGTCCAAGTAAATCGAGATCAACCCAAGCGGAGTCAGTGCAAGCATTTCCTCCGTGCCCTCTGTGTCCTCTGTGGTTAATCTCACGCATCCCCCTTCGCTTCAAGCGCCTTGGCAATCAATGCCTCCGGCCTTGCGACGATGTTTGCGCGGAGTTTTTCCGAGACATCCCGCCAAGTTTGTCCTGGCTGGATGGATTTGTTGGAGACAAGGAAGGCGTTGACCGCTTCCTCGTTAGCTTCAAGCATTTCGAAGGCGCGCACATGCCCCGCTCCGACCACCACCACCGCCGGTTCAGATTTTGCTTTTGGCTTTGCCGAAGTGAATAAATGCGCGACCGACTCCCACTCCATCGGGAGTTCTTCGCCTAGCCCGCCGCGGGTCTTTGCGTCGTAGGCTGCGCTGTGTGTTGTCAGGATGATGCGTTGCTTGCCGCCGGTTCCTTTGGCCTTGCCGTTTTCCGATTCCACCACCTTGGTTTTGAATCGGAAAAACCAAAGCTCGTCTGCCCATTCCTTAACGAGCGGTGAGCTTTGCTTGCTCATCTTTAGCTCGTAGCGGTCGTAAGCCGTCATCAAGTCCGGCGGCTCCACGCGCTGAACCTTGCTGTGGGCTATAAATACAACATTTTTACCAGCATCAATTAACTCATCTAATTTTGCTAAAAAACGGCTAATTCTTTCTGCAACCATCACATGCCCTTTTCCAAAACCAAAATCTTCAATACTTGGTTTTTTGTATTGCTCGCAAATTGCTTCACGGCAAATAGCCTCCACTCTATCAGCGGAATCAATTATAATTGTTTGCTGATCAGTTTGTTTCGCGCTCTCAATAGCAGATTGAAACTCATTCCATAGTGCAATTTTATGCTCTGGATTTGTTTCAAGTTCCCAACGCAATACATCGATGCAATGGCTTCCGTTTTCTACATCTATCAACAATGGATTTGGAAACTGCGCGGCAAATGTCGTCTTGCCAACGCTTTCAACTCCGTAAATGACCACGCGCTGTGGCCTTGTCTGTTTGCCTTTTGTGATTTTCATTTTTTCCAGATTTCCACCGATTGTTGATCCTCTCCGACAAATGCGATGTCCGTATTTGCGCGCTTCATGTCTGCAAGGATGTTGTCTAGCATCCATTGTTCCCCCGGCAGCTTGTATGCCGTGGTGAGCGGGCGATAGCCGTCCGATTTTGCCTGCTGTTTTGGTGTTAGGTTCATATGCTGTTAAGTTTTTTTATTTCGTCGAATAATGCGCTGAACTCCAAAAGTTCAGCAAGTTTTGAGTATTTTGTGCGAAATGCAATCAGCTCACTTTTTGCATTTGCAATGACCTGTCGTGTAGCCTCCGCATTGTCCAAAATGTTATTGAAAAGGATGAAACTTCCGCGCTTTCCGGTGTCGATTGTTCCATCTGGCTCTAGGTGTTTGATCGGCCAAAAAGCCCGAACTGTAAGCGTTCTATTTTCGGGCGTGATGACTTCAACCTTGATCCTCCGAATAAGGTCGTAGGCTTGCGCTTCACGCCATTTCAATGCGGCTTCGGTGTCGTCCCACTCAAAGTATTTGTGTAAACAACTGAGCGGGTTTGCTGCTTCTGTCAGAAGCGTGCGCGGATTCAGTCCTGCTGGACGATTCGCGATTGCTTCCAACTGTTTTTTGATCTCATCGTTTTTCGATTCGATCTCGTTTTCTTCTTTTATCAGTTTCATTTTTTATTGGTTGTTTGCGATCCACTTATACCCCGCTCTATCGCTGCGGTTTGTGCTATGCCTGCCATGCCTTGCCTGCCATGCCGCGCCGAGCCATGCCATGCCAAGCCCCGCCTCGCCTGCCTTGCCGGGCCATGCCCCGCCGCGCCGTGCCGAGCCTCGCCTGCCATGCCGCGCCGGGCCGTGCCCAGCCATGCCTCGCCACGCCTGCCTTGCCGGGCCATGCCGAGCCAAGCCCCGCCTCGCCTGCCTTGCCAAGCCGCGCCACGCCCTGCCTCGCCACGCCCTGCCTCGCCTGCGTAGGGTTGCAGTCGGATTCCACGGAATCCGCTGCGGGTTGTATTGTCGCCGTGGCGAAAATCATGTTATTCGTTAGCGAGAGTGAATGTGCCCCAGCCCATACCGGATGACATCTTTGAGTCTGGGCGACCTTCGCCAATACCTACTTGCTGACCGACTCGCTGAAGAAGGTTTGCAACGTCTGTTGAGGTGAACTGGTCGCAATCATAGCTGATATTAACATCAGCGGACCAAGGCCAGAATTTTGCACGCACCCGGATATCGCAGACGCCTGTTGCGTTTCGAGCGTGCATAATATGCGGCTCGGCGGATCCGTTGATTTTGATAAGCGGCACGGCGTCCACCTTGTCGAATCCATCGCCCTCAACAAAGATCGAGAGTTTTGCCAGCGTCATCTTAAACCCTACGAGTCGGCAAGCTGAAATCAGCCCGTTGCGAAACGCTCCCGCTGGTATTCCGTCCCAGCCTTCACTGCTGACGTGCTTTGCTGCCAGAAAGTCTGCGTCAAAGTCGCGTGCTTCTTTGGCTTTCTTCTTGTTCGCTTGGCTTCCGAGCTTGTGCTTTTCGATCATCGTGTTGATCGCTTTCTCCGAGAATCGGAGTTGAATATATGGTGCGGTTCCTTGGATTTTGAACCTTGCCTTTACTATATTCGGTGCTTTGATTGTTACGTTTTCAGTTGTTGGTTTCATTTTTTGGTTTCTATTTTTTGTTGTTAGCAGCGTAAGCGGCCACTGCCAGTGCCGCCCAAGTATGGGATTTGATGCCGTAGGTTGGCCCCGGCTGGGCCTTTGTTCCTTGCGGCCCGATGAGATCGAGCAAGGCTTGGCGAATATTCGCATCCTTGGCTCGCATCGTTCCGCAGAGAAAAAGTTTGATGTCTTTGCGATAGCAGAGAGTCGGTTCGACTCTTGCGACTTCCGTGAAGCGCCCGATCCAGACGCATGTCTCGAATGTCGAAGCCCCTACCGCCATACCGTAGCTGGCGATCATCTCGATTGCAACGGCGTCGTATTCGATGCCGATGAGAACTTGCCGCATGTCATAATTTGATATCCATCCGTGGTCAAAAATAATTCCATTCCCATATAGCACGTATGCGCTGTGCGTCGTTCCTGGGTCAATAGCGAGAATGGTTTTCATTTGTCCTTCTTCTCAAGCCGCCCTGCCTCGCGTCCGATGTGGTAGCAGGCAAAGCATGAGCCGATCGTAATCACGGCGATGGAAATGGCGAGCGTGGCGCTCATTCTATCCCCTCCTCAGAGGGAAAATTAAATTCTGCCCAATGAATGACTCTCGTGTGTGGCGGAAGCCCCGTCATGAGTTCCCATCCGCTTTTTGAATAGCACCCAATCTCCAGAATATCAAACCCGAAATGGAGAATGACGGTCTTGTCTACCTCCGGCAAAATCGCTGCGTCTTTCCAAGTC